GGCCTTCGCTTGATCCTTGGCAGCCTTTTCAGCAGCCTTCTTCGCTTCCAGTTCGGCCTTCTCGGCGGCCAGTTGTTCCGGGGTCTTGTCGCTCATGGTGTTTCTCCAAGTTGAAAATGAAAGTCCGTTGATGGACGGGATTGCACTGTAGCACGTCGTGACAGCACAGGCAAGCGGGCAAATCGGATATCTTAGCTGATCCGCGCTTTCTGCCAGTTGCCCAGCTCATTGCTCGAGCTTGTGCGCTTGACGTCTTGTTGCTCGAGTGCATCCATGATCTGTTTGCGCAGCGTGAGCACTTTGCTCTTGTCGGTAGGCTTACCCGCCTCCTCCCACATACTGTCCGCGACAGCCCAGATCTTTTCCCGCACACCACTGGCACGGGGAGCGCTATTCGCGGGGCGCGGGGCAGCAGCGGGCCGCACAGGCCGCGCAACAGGGTTGGCCGGTACGGTAGCACTGGCAGCAGCTGGCGCGCTGTGCTGCTCGCTGCCTTCCGCAAACAATTCCGCGGGCCTAGCAGGACGGAAGGCGCCCTTAACGTATTGATAAGGCTTCTTGTCATTGTCACGAATGCTGTCAGCTTGACGTTTCACCTCGCCAGGATCAACATCAGTCTCCGGCATTGCCTCGACGAATTGCAAGATCCGCGACTTCATGTCGCTGACTGGTATGTGGTCAGCTTCACCAGGAAAGCAAGACCGGAACAGCAACTTGATCTCCAAATCAGTCTTATGCTTCACGACCATGTCTTCCGGACAAATATCTGCCGGGGCATCCGGGAGCTCGATATGCACCAGCCCGCACACTACAGTCACGGACGGATGCTTATGGACGACTCGCATCTTCTGCTTGTCGAGACTCACGTACATCTTTCACCTCACATTTCAGAATGTCCTTGGGCGATCCGCCATGGACGTATGCAGCCAGAGGGACTCGGCATCCTGCCTTGCGCTTGATCGGTTCAGCGGTGAAGAACACCTCGAGAAGTAGAAGCACAAGGATGACGCCAAGCACGAACACAGAACACCGAGCCATAGGCCCTCCGGAGGGGCTTGCGCCCCTGTTGATTAAGCCTGGCGACCGCGGATGCCGTGGAACTTGCGCCACTGGTAGAACTCGATGGACGCATTGTTCGGATTCCAGCCACGTTCTTCTGCCAGTGCTTTCACGTCCTTAGCAGTCGGGTTCTTGCCTGAAGCGACCATGGCATCCATCGCGTCCCACACAGCGCGGCAGGTTCCGCCCACAGAGGGCTTCTTGATGCCGTTGCGCTCTTCGCGGTCTTTTTCAATCTTCAGGCCAGTGCTGGTGCTCTTGGCACTGGCGGGAGCGCGCTCCTCTTGCTTCTTGGTCTCACCTGCACCGGCACCCAGCAGCTGAAGCCACATTCCGCCCATTGCGCTGGGGGCGCTTTCTTGCACAGCTTCTTCAGCAGCGACTTCGGTTTCGATGACCACAGCTTCCACCTCGGTCTGTGCCGCTTGCTCTTGCACAGGCTCGGCGTAGTGTGCATTCAGCGCGTCACGCATGCCGTCATTGTTCATCTTGCCGTAATTCTTGATGCCAGCTTCCTTGCACGCTGCACGAAGCTCCACCTTACCCATTTCATTGAACTTGCTCATTTCTATCTCCTAGAGGTTGATGGTCTTTCGACCGAAAGTTGATGCACCGCTGCATCCATGAATCGTACTATAGACGAACTGGAGGAAGATGCAAGCCCTTTGTCGGGCTTGCCCGTAAAAATATTTTTATCGACATCCGACTTGCCGTTAAAAAGGGATATCATCGTCCATGTCCTCATAGTTCGTTGTCGCTGTTGCCCTGGACTGATCTGCCTGTGGTGCGCTGTGGTGCGTCTGCACGGAAGGCCCTTCGTCCGTGTCACTTGCTTCTTGCGCTCCGAAGGCTGTACCGTCGAAGCATACAGCAAGGATCTCTGGATACTTCTTATTGATCCAGACCCTCAAGTGTGTAGGCACCTTGAGCCTGTCCGCACGGTCAAGCGCTTCCGCTGTGGTGCTAGGCATAGGCTCGTCATTTCTAGCACGCCACCAGTCACGCGCCTTCTTGGCCGCGTAGTTCGTATGTTCGACACACACGAACTCTTCGAACATCCGATATCCGCAATAGTAGGTGGCCTTCATCATGGGCGGGCGTCCTTCCTTGCGGTGCTCAATGAAGGTTATGTGATCAACCTTGAACACCTCGACAAGTGGCATGTCACCCTTGATCAGCTCGGCTGTGCTGGCACCCTGCTTCAGCTTCGTCTGGAACTTGAATTCGTAGGTGCAAGCGCTGCCTTCAGGCATCAAGCCATTGCACCAGCGAAGACTCGCATGAACCCATGTGTGGCAGCATGGGCATTCCTTGACAGGTGCATCTCCACCCTTCTCACCCTTGCGTCGAGGCACGACAGGGTCGTTGATGGGTCCAAGACGCCGAGTGTTGTTTGCAAAGTCAAGAACGAGGCAATTCTCTTTTCCGGTCGCAGGGCTGGGGCGTGTGCCACGACCTAGCATCTGCACCCACAGCACGGCGGACGCCGTTGGGCGTAAGCACAGGATCAAGTCGATAGCAGGGAAGTCGAAACCTGTGGTCAGCACATTGTTATTCACTGCCGCACGGTACTTCCCGAGCTTGAAGTCGCGGATCGCATTGTCGCGTTCCTTGTCACCCATCTTGGAATGGATAGCGACAGTCGGGATGCCCATGTCGTTCATGATCTCCGCTGTGTGGATTGCATGCTCCACACCAGCGGCAAACACCAGCCAGTGATTCCGGTTCCAGCCTAGCTCCAGAGCTTCCTTCACTGCTGCGACAGTCACCTCTTGTTTATCGACAGCAGTCTGGAGCTCGCTTGCAATGAACTCCCCGCCACGCATATGAACACCATCTGTCTCGAGCTTCGTGACGGTACTCTTGGGCACCACTGGAGAAAGGTAGCCTTCCGCAATCAGACGGTTGAAGGCTTCGATACCCGTGATGTCAAAACAGATGTCGGTGAAGATCCCGGGCACTTCCTCACCCTTGTCGTTCTTGACAGGGTCGGTGATCTTACCATGCCCAAGGCGCCACGGTGTAGCAGTTAGCCCAATGACCTTCAGGTGAGGGTTGATGCTAAGCAGGCCGGCAAGGAATGTCTGGTACATGGTCGCTTCGCTAGGACTTACGAGGTGCGCTTCGTCGATTATGACAAGATCAACGCGCCCGAATGCTGCCCACTTCTTAGCGACCGAACCAATGCCAGCGAAGGTGATGGGAGCGTGCGTGTCGCGACGGTTCAGTCCTGCGCTATACACACCAGCAGGCGCGAACGCCCACAGTCCCATCAGCTTCTCGTAGTTCTGTTGAATCAGTTCCTTGACGTGTGTAAGGATCATCACCCGCTGATTCGGGTAATGCCTGAACACGGACTCCAGAAACATAGCAATCACGACGCTCTTGCCTGTACCTGTGGGCATCGCGACGACGGGATTGCCCGCCTTGCTTCCGAAGTAGCTGTAGATCGAGCCCACAGCTTCTGACTGATAGCTGCGAGCTTGGATCATCCGAACACCTTGCGCGCTGTGTAGTCCTTGCACCCTGTGAGCTGCACTTCCTTCGGGATCACTTCGTTTGCGCCTTCACCCATTGGTTGAACAGGCCTGTTACAGATCCACTTCCCACCTTCCACGGGTTCGCTGTAGGCGCACGTCCGGCAGTTCTTGTCAGGCGCAGCTTTAAGGTGGCAGACAGGCCTGTGGTCACACCATCGGCACTTGAAGAAGCCGGGAGACTCGTTAATCTTGTTCGGGGGCTCGGTCATCCACACAATCTTCTCACCACGATCAAGGAACTGGTCTGCGACAGCACTGTCCAGCGGAATGATCTCTCCATAGAGTTCATCGTTGTTCTTATTGACAGCAAGGTACAGCGCGACAGCGATTCCCATCTTGCGCATATACACATTCATCTGAACGTAGTGCTCGAACTTTGCATCGCGAACACCTTTGGCCTTCAGCTCGCTGAACGACTTGTCGTTGTGAGTCTTGAACTCGGTCAGTGCAGCAGTGCCTGGAGCTAGATCAGGGATTCCCACAGCAACACCGTCGCCGCTCCCTCCGAAATGCCCTTCCGCGTGAGAGATGCGGAACTGGTTCCCGTTTTCGTCTTGCTGGTAGATGTCACAACCGATCATCAGCAGCATTGCGATGAAACGTGCTTCTTCCAGGTGCCCACGGTTGAACAAGCGCAGCAAGCGCCCATCGAAGTTCGATTTCGTTGCCCAGCGGAAGTTATACCAGATCGCCCGAGCGCACTCACCGCCGATGAGCGATGCGCCCATGTGAGAGCGGTGACCCTCGGTGCCTGTGCGGTATGCGTCACCAATGTGGCCAATCACTTTGCCGAGCCATCCGCGGAAAGCCGAACCCTGATCAGCTTTCACCATTTCATCAATTCTTGCGACTGTTCTCGTCGCCAGGATTACGTTAGCCATCACGTGTCCTTCTAGGGTAACTTGAGCAAGTCTCGGCATCGACCACAGTGCCCGCCTACAAGACGTTCGAAGTGCTCACCGCAATTCGAACACTCGCCAGGAACAACTTTCGGAATCTTTGCTGCCTGCTCTCTTATCAAAACAATATTCGCATCTTCCAAGAACTCTGTGTCTTTGGATGCGCGATCCGCATCATCTGCCATGCCTACCTCTCCTCGGGAAAAAAGGGCGCACCCTTTCGAATGCGCCCTCAATGCTGTTGTCAGCTTACTGATGAGGTTGAGCCCAAGGCGGAACGGCGGATTGGGCCGGGTGAGCCTGTTGCGGTGCCGCTTGCTGGGGAGCAGCTTGCTGAACCGGCGCCTGCTGCTGGACGGGGGCTTGCTGCCAGGGCTGGGCCGCTGCGGGCTGTTGCCAGGGCTGCTGTACCGGCGCAGCTTGTGCGGGGGCCTGCTGCGGCTGCTGGGCCGGTTGCTGCCACTGTTGCTGGGGAGCAGCTTGCGGAGCGGGTTGCTGCGCAGGCT